CTGATGCCAAAACCGTGCAATATTGCGAAGATCATGGAATTCCAATCCGTCAGACGGAAACTGGATTCGTGAACCCCCACGCGATTGCGCACGTTTGCCGCGACGAGGCCCTTCGTCTGATTATTATCAGCGAAGGACGTGGCAAGACCTCGATGACCGTCTTGGACTGGTTCGGAGGCGGACGGAATTTATCTTTCTGTCCTGCATTCGGACCATTCGCCAAAACGGAAGTCAACGGTGTTTTGGTTCCTTCCAAGGAAGCGTTATCCATTGTTTACACGATGGGGCCCAAAACCGCCATATCTGGCGACAATGGGCGCACCATGACCAGCTGCAAGGTTGATCTTGGCGACTCTCGCTATGATGTTGTCTTTCTTCAAGACATATATCACCATGGAACCACTCCCGAATCTGCTTTCACCCCGCGTGGTGCGTTGGAAATTATTGAACGACACGCCAAGTTGGAGAAGATTTATGTTGTCAACCGCACGTTCTTTGGAATTGCGGGTGCTGACGACTTCGGGAATGGTAAAGAGGAGCAGGTATTTTATCGGAACGCCCGGGGCTTGATTGTAAGCTCCCCTGACCCCACTTCCGCCGCTTACGCGTGTCATCCTGACACCGATTGGTTGGCGGAATATCGTACTCTGGATGGAGTCGACCTGTGCCCTTTGCACCGCGTCGGCCCTTATAACTTGGTTCGTCTTTCTAAAACGCTCTTTGGCGCGCAAGCGCTGGGAGACCAGTTGAGGACCGAACCCGTCTTCCAGCTTATGGACCTCTACGCATCGTCGTGGAAGAAGTGGGTGCTCAAGGGGTTTGGGATAAACTCCTTGCCAGAAATGGCTCGTGAGTATATTGGGGTTGGTGGCAACGAAGTTGCTGTCCATATTCCCACCTGGATCGTTCTGAGTTCGAAGTTTGCCGTTAAATCACCTAACGGTCAAATTCTCGACAGTCTCATCTCTTGTGTTGAGAGGAGTTTCTCTAAGGATGCGCAATGCGTTGCTCTCCGTAACCGGTTTCCCAGTGTTTACACTCGGATTTTCCAGGGAACGGTCGCGGCTTGCCTCCACGGAGAACGTAGGAAATTCGGTTCTGGTCTGTCCTTGTTGAGAGGCCATAATGCCGACACTGAAGTGGTTTTGACCCATGCGCGGGCCAGCACCAATCCCAATAAAACGGGATGGGGCTGGAAAGAGTATGGTATGACCGCTCTCGGAGTCGGAGCAGTCGTGGCACTCACGGCGCACCCAGCCACCAGGAGGTGGTTGGCGAAGGCGTCATCTGTGGCTTCGGCAGCTCAAGCCGTAGGCGCCATAAGCGCTTATTTCTACGGTGGAGAGCCGGTTCTACCCGGTTCTTTCATCTCTTCGAAGCACCCGGTGGTAGGAGCCTTGGCGGAAGAAGCTTTGGCTTATGCCACCCCGAACTTGTATCGGGCAGGAGTTGCTGTTGAGTTAGTGTCGAACGCACACCAAAATCCACTGGGAGCAGTGGCCACCCTTGGGATGCATGTCATCTCTTCGGAGTTAAGGAACTTCGGGGTGGAAGGTCGAATATGTGCTGCTGTCATCCATGTCGGATGGAATGCTGTGGCCACCAAGACCCGCGTGATGAGTAGGAGTGAAAAATTCCTCGAAAGTTATAAACAGGGAGAACTCTTGGACGGAGTGTCGAGTGTTTGGGAGCCTTTACCCGGGGGCCTCAAACTGCCGGCTTACGTTACCAAGATTTCTGCACCCCCTGCGGACTTCCGGGGAACCATTCAGGTGTCTGTCGACCACGTCCCAGTGACGGTTGAGCAGGCGTTTGAATTGTTAGATAGTGATACGTTCACCAACGGGACGTATCCTATACTGATTACACACCGACTCCTGCACCAACCCGCCAATTGTGCAAAGAATTTGCTGGCGGCTATAGTGCATCGGTTGCATGCCGATCCTTTTCTCAAGAATTCATTTACTGAGAAGGAGAGACATCGCAACTGGGATCGCATGGCACGATCCATTATCGACAATGGACTACTCTGGAATTTTCCGGAGAAGGTGGTCGAGATGGAAGAGGTGTATGCGATGATGGGAAAGAAAGGGGAAAGGATCCGAAGGGCGCACGACAATATCGTGGCCGGACGAACTTTGGCCTACAAGAAGACGATCAACCTTAAATGGAATGAAACTCTCTCTGTGACCAAAGACATGGATGGTGTGCTGACGATGAAGCCGCGCGCCATACAGAACCTGGAACCCGAAGTTCATGCTTTAATGGCCCCTTTTGCGCGGGTCCTGAATTTTGTGATGCATGCCTGTTTCGATGGGCAAATCCACACTTTTGAAGGGCACGCCATCAGGCTTGTTTTCGCTTCCGGATCCACTGGACAGCAACTCAACCAAGTTGGGAATTGGCTGTCAGATGGTATCCCAACTTTCGTCGCCTCCGGCGACGACTCTGTCGTTTCTTTCGGCGGTCTGCATCCAGAATTTGATTTTGGAGAGGCCGATCAGAGTGCCTTCGACCACACCCAAGATGACGGTCCTAATAAGATTTTCCAAGGGTATGTGCAAAGGGCGCTCGGATTTCCGAGAGAATTCACGGAACTGGCGTACGAAGCTTGTTCCAGTGGATATACCTCCAGGAAGGGGAGGTTTTTCGCCAGAGGTGAATGCGGAACACAAATGCCAACTGGTATCACTACGACCACCACCTACAACAGTTTAGCGACCCTCACGATGTGGCTTTTCTGGTTACTGAACCAGGATAAGACCATTGAAACGGTTGGCTCGATGTTGGGGTTCAAGGTGAAATTTAGTGGAGCACAGAACTTACGCGATGTCACCTTCTTGAAAGGATGGTGGCTGCGTACCATCGAAGGTCCAGTGGTCTGGTATCCCTTGCCGTCAGCGGTTTTGAAGCTTGGCAAGGTCATCACAGATCCGCTGGATATCACCTCTTTTACCAGAAGGGGTAAGCGCACAAGACGCAGTGATAAAGAAGCTGTCGAAATGTGCGCTATGGCCCTTGCCAATTCCTATAGCGCGATAACTTCGGACTATCCAATTTTTGGACCGTTCCTTGAGGTGTTGCGCCGATTAGGCAAGGTGTCTCCGTCGGCTTTGAGGAGAATGGAAGAAAGTCAGAAACCTACCGCAACTGGTGGGACACTGATTCCAGATGAAGCCGTCCAAGCAATCTTTATGAGATATGGGATAACAGCTGAAGATGTTTCCCGTGTTGAGAGGTTGCTCGGACAAATCAACTCCCTTCCAGCATACGTTGAGGACCCAGTCTTTGACCTGCTGGCCGTGGTGGACTATTAGGGGTCCGCCGTCAAGTGCAGCGCGGCGAAAGCTGGGGATTAACGACCCCCCATAGCGCAGTTGTCTAGGGGCCTGACAAGCCCACGGACCGGGTTCTAACAAAGAATATAAAACTCAAAACGAGAGGAATACCCAGTTTCAATACGAAAAGAAAATGTCCAATCGCAACAAGAAAACCAACAAACAGAAGAAAACAGCGAATGCGCGGATTGCTCGAATGTCTGGGCAAGGTGATTACTACTCTGACCATGTGCTTCCCTATCTCCAAC